CGTTCACACAGCTAAAGTGTTCGTGGAGAATTATAAAAAGATTATTAAGAATGCAGCTACATTGAAACCAAATGATACAGCTTCGATAGACTTTTTAGCTTCTGTTTCACGGCAGATGCGAGATTGGAGAGTTCAGTTCCAACAATGTCAGCATATAATAAATCAGTCTGAAAACTCACAGCCAAGAAAAGAACCTCTTGGCATTTTGTTTCATGGAGAAAGCGGAAAAGGAAAAACCTATTTTTCTACACTTCTTTATGAATATCTCTCTCTGCGCTACAGAAATGAGAAATTTACTGGAAATGACTTATATTCCAGAAATTCAAATGATGATTTTTATTCAGGCTATCACAATCAGTGGGTCATGCTTTATGACGAGTTCCTACAGTCAAAAGATCCTAATGACCGGATTTTGCAAGCACTTGAAATAATAGATGCTATAAATACCAAATCTTGGCAGTTGGTTATGCCAGGACTTGAAGAAAAAGGTTCAACTTATTTCCGTTCAGAAATAGTAATCGCAACTACAAATCAGAAACTTCCTCTGAAAGTTGCAATTGAAGAACCAAATGCTTTACACCGCAGATTTATCGCTGTGAAGATTACTCAAAACAATAAATCTTTTGAATCTAGTGAAGATGGCACTGTCCAATTAAATCTGAAAACTCTTAATGAGAATTACAGGTTTGAGGTGGACTACTTCATTAATGGTGATCTTGAACACCACGTAATATCCAAGAATGTCGATTTTTCAGGACTCATCTGTATTTTGGATGAGCGCAAAGCTTATAACGACGCCAAATTTGGCGAAGTTAGAGTGTTTGATCCTGCAGTCATTGACCATACACACAAACCTTCGGGTGATAGTGTGTTAAAAGTAAAAGCCTCACTCAATGAGGATGGAGATCCTGAAACTCCAGATAAACCAGAAGATGAACTTTTAGTTCATAAGCCAAAAGCTAAAGCTCAAGGAATATTTGATTATTTACCTGATTTCTCTCAAACTTTGATATCATGGCACGGCCGATACAAGGTACCTTACAAGTATTTACTTAAAGGTTATACATCAGGAATTACCAAAAAATTTCGAGAGTGGTTATGGCAGAACAATGGTTCTCCAATAACGGATCAAGGCGGGTCCCAATACCAAGCTTATTTAGTTCAAACATTGCGACATAAAAATGGATCAGAAATGCTCTATTTTGTTCCACCTGTGTATCAAGATTTTCTCTTCCAAGGAAAGTTTGATGCGGTAGTGCAAGTGCTTATAAATGAATATGGCTTAAAGTTCATGGGTCAAGGAGAGTCAGCCCCCCTCCTTGATCTTTGGGGAAGTGGAAACGTACCCCCTGAACCGCAGAAATATGGCTTTGATTGTCTTTCAGTTTCCAAGATGGAAGACGAACAATACTATACATTAAACGCAGCAGTACATCCAAATCTGTTTAAGCTTTGTTATCAAAAGCGAGTATTCCAAAAAATCCATAAAGATGGAAAAATTAAGTACTATTTTGATTACTGGACGGTGCCTAAAGACAAGGTTGAATTAGAAGAGCTCAAGACAGCGTGTAAGGAGGTTTTCCCAGACTTCGTTTCACCAGCAACTTGCGCAAGATTAGATGCGTCATTTTTCGCAAAACGAAATTATTATTTAGGAATTACAGCCCTTAGTTTAGCTTCCATAGGATTAGTAGCCATTGCCATTTCAGCGGCAATAGCTCTCCTGTGCTATACTTTTGGCTTGGATTTCCAAGCAACAATTTTTGGTCAATCATCTAATCCCCACATGAAAAAGTGGGAAAAAATTTGGAATAAGAAACGTTCCATAGGTTACAAGGGTCGTCAAGTTATTAAGGCGACCAACCTACCCAAAGCTCAGAGTTATTCTGGCAACTTTTTAAATTTGGCGATGAAAGTCGCTAATAATACCAAGTTGTTTAGAGTAGTTTTTGAGTCTGGGGTTTCTATTCTTACACCAGCAACCATGATTCACGATAGGGTTTTTGTCTTTCCAGGACATGCAATCTTTAGTGATAAATTTTCACTTGAAATGTACCTCTCTGTTCAACAAAGAGAGGAGTTTTTTGTGTTTAATTCAGACCAACTCAATGTTCACTTTGAGGAGGATCGCGACTTTGTTTTAGTCAGGCTTCCCGAAACAATGCCCGGGATGCGATCTTTGCTCAAAACATTAAAAGAGAGTCCACCTGAGCTGTACGGAAACGTAGCTCGGGTGTCATTCGATGATGATGGAGATAAAATGGTTATCTATTGTTCTGCCACAACAGAACTCTTAGAACAAGCTACCTACACACTGTTGGATAAAACGCTCCACGTTAATCCTTTAGTATTAGTAGCCCATGGATGTCATGGTATCGATGGAGATTGTGGATTCTGGTATTTAGAAGATACAGGAGACACACCTTTAGTTGGTATACATGTGGCGGGTATGTCGTCGCTTTCCTATGTGACGCCAATTTACCGCACCGATATAATGAAATTTCTCGAATTATTAGTTCCTCCAGTGGCAACGCGGCTTACCCCACCCGCGCAGTGTTTGCCATGGATGCCCCCAGAACTTAAATTTGAGGAAACAACCCAAACAGGATTACTTCCTTATCCTGTAGTAGGGAAACTCGCAAAGCCCCTCTACCAACCAACAAAAACAAGTCTTGAAAGATCTCCACTTTTCAATGGCGTTGTATTAAAAGGAAAACAAATTGGAAAAATTGACTACCCAGATCTTATGGGACCAGCCAAATTATCACCTAAGGGTGATAAAGACCCCGTCAAGCTTGCCTTCCGCAAAGCTAAAGGACGTGTCCGGAAACCTCAACCAGAGGGAATGGACGACCCAGAACTTTGGGTAGGGATTTTTCCTAAGTTTAAATGGAGAGTTCTCACGGAAGATGAAGTTATGAATGGCATTCCAGGCCTAGTAGCTTCATTTGAGACGAACAAATCCACTGGCCATCCAGGCCTTGAGTTAGCTATTCCAAAGCAACAGTGGATACGAAAAGCTACAGATGAAGGAGGTCAGTATATTCACAATCACATTTCTAAGGAAGAAGCTCTTTTTCAAGAAGGAGTGGATTCACAACGATTGTATATGCCTACCTATGTAGTGTTTCTCAAGGATGAACTTAGACCTTGGGAAAAAGTGTTTGAATTTCTTAGTCGAGCAATTTTTGCAGCTCCTAAGTGGTTTGTTCGCATGTTCAAAAAGTATTTTGGACTGTGGATGGCCCATACAAATTTGGATACAACCTCACCTATAAAAGTCGGCATCAATCCGTTTTCAACGGACTGGTGGCATGATTATTTAAAGATAGTAGAATATGGAGCAGATCACATCGCAGCACAAGATGTTTCAGCCTGGGACCTTAACTTTTGGTACTGGTTTGGAGCCTTATTTGCTTCAATGTACATTGCACATTATGGAATTATTGATACGCGTGAGCGTAGAGTTATAACATATTTGAGCATTGCCCATTTTCTTTGTTACATCATCGTTAGGGAATTAATTTACTTTTTCGATGGTATGACATCTGGCGGACCAGGGACAGCACACCTGAACTCTGCCGGTAATGTAGTTAAAAATCGTTGGATATGCAAGCGCATTATGTGGGACACATTAAAAGTACGAATACCTTTGTCCTCATACGTTTACATTCTAACATTTGGAGATGATTTACATGAAACTATCAAACGAATTGTTGCTGATATGAACAAGGACGGC